AGCCCAACGCGCTCGGCGCAGGCATTCAGGCGTTCAGCAACGGTATGCTCGCCAATCCGGCAGCCTTCGGCAGCCAGATCAAGGGCCTGTTCGGCGGAGGTGGTGCCCCGGCTCCGACCGTGGGCAGTTACGCCATGCGGCCGTTCAACATCCAGAGCGGAGTCCAGAACATCCAGATGCCTAACTTCAATGTCCTCCCCGGTGGAGGGAGCTACTAATGGCGACTCCTCAGATGTATCCGGGTCTGCTCTCGCAGTTCGGCTTGGATCTCGACCCGGCCAAGATGAAGGAGCAAGACCTTCTCCTGAACCAGCAGCGCAACCTTGAGTTGGCTGGTGGGCTGGGCTACCGTGGCTCGGCAGCGGGTGCCGCTCAGGGCGGTGCCCTGTTCGCGGCTGCCCTTGCGAATCGGGGGTACAAGACCCCGGATCAAGACCAGCGGAAGATCGACACGGCCAAGCAGGCGACGCAGTTGATGGACGCGTGGAGGGCCAAGAACCCGGACGCCAAGGCTACCGACGCCTCCCTCCAGTACCAGAAGTTCCTTGCCGACTCTGCCTTCCGTAACGGGCTGGCCGACGTCGGTGCTTCGGTCATGGAACAGTACGAGACCAAGCGGATGCAGCGCGAGGCGCAGCAGCTTGAACTCAAGAACCTCGGCTTCGACTCGCGTATCAAGGAAGTGCAGGCCGACATGGCACCAGAGGAGGCCGAGCATCAGAAGTGGCTGTGGGGCCAAGAGGAGTGGCAGGATGTGTTCCCGGTCGGGGCCAACAACCCGAACACCGGCAAGCGCCTCAAGATCGACTCCGAAGGCAACATGACGGACAACCAAGGGAACGTCATCTATCAGGCTGGGGAGTACACCTCAATCCGTCCGCAGGAGCTCACGTCGACCAACGGGGAAGGCGTCGAGCTAATGATGACCGACTCCGAGGCTGGCAAGAAGCGAGAGATCCAGACGGCCTTCGTGGAGATGATCGACGGTGTTACGGACGTTGCGAACATCATCGACAACGCGACTGCGCGGGATGGGAGCACTGACGTCCTAGGCTTCGGCGGAGCGGTCGCCGCTAAGTCTGTCGAGATCGCAGACAACATGACCTCGACGATGAACAACATCGGCAAGATGTTCGGCATCGCTCCGGGCGCAGTCGAGATCGAGATTCCCGGTGAGGTCGGCAAGAAGGGCCAGAAGAAGTACGCAGACCTGCGTGGTAGCGGGCAGAAGATCCTGCTTGAGAAGTACGGCAGACAGGTGGACGGCGTGCTTCACGCCTACATCCCTGACGCCCTGCGGCTCACAGGTCAGGACGCCATCCGCATTCGACAGAACCTCATGAACGTGGCCTACGCGATCATGCGGTCGAAGGAGCCGGGCAACAACCGGTACTCGGACGCGGACTTCAAGAACGCTCTGGAACTTGCCGGTCAGGGATTGGCGGATCCCGAGAAGCTCAAGGCTACGTTGTACGACAACGTGAACCGGGCGGCTCGATCCTACGATCTGGCACTGGCTCAGACGGCTGGTATGCACGACCGGATCTGGTCGGCAGAGAGCAGAGAACTCACGGCTCGGAAGCGGGCCGAGTTCGACAAGCGGTTTGGCGGGTATGCGATTCCCACTGCACGTGGGGTAGCCCCGGTCAATAGCGGTCGTCCGGTCACGGTGACTGACGACGAGGGTGAGTGGCAGTTGTCCATCGCCCCATAACAAGGTGGATTGATGCAAACGTACGTAGTCAAGGCTCCCGACGGTACTGAACTCCGGCTCCAAGGGCCGGAGGGTGCCGACCAAGCTACCATCATGGCGAAGGCCAAGGCCCTGTGGGCCAAGGCTAAGGCAGCCAATCCTGAGGACGCGGGCATCCGGGCACAGCCCCGGCGTGCTGGCGGCCCTAAGACTGCCGCAGAGAATCGCCCCGTTACTGGGGCGGGGCTGATCCAGTTCAACGAAACCGAAGACGCGATCATCCGTGAGAAGGCTGGTGGTAACAAGCAGAAGGAACACTTCCTGCGCTTGATCCCCACGATTGAGTGGCGCGGCAACGCAGAGCGTATGCGCTCTAACCAGCTGTCTCCTAAGAACGCGGCGGGGGCCTACCAATTCATCCCGAGTACAGCTAAGCTGTTCGGGTTGAAGAACCGCTTTGACTTCGGTGAGTCAGCGGAGGCTGCCAGCAAGTACTACGACTACCTTGAGAAGCAGTACAAGGGCAACTGGGACGCCATGCTGGCGGACTACAACGGCGGTCCTGAGCAGGCTAAGAAGGTGCTGGCTGGCCAGCGCCCGGTCGACGAGACTGCCGAGTACCTTGAACTAGCCAACCACTACGGTCCTCGTTTCATCGAGGACACGAGTCGTCGTGCCTACACCACGCAGACTATGCCGGAGCCGGGTCAGGTCGACTACGAGAACGTGCCGGAAGGCCCGATCAAGTTCGACCCCATCAGCCGCAAGGGCAAGGTTGCGGTCGGCGCTGCCGACGTTGCGGCCACGGCCATCACGGGCGTAGGCGGCATGGCTGTCGGCGGCCTACTCGGCCTAGCTGCCATACCGTTCGTCGGGATGGAGGGCGCGGATAAGGTCGTCAAGACCGTGCAGGACGCGATGACGTGGAGCCCGAAGTCGGACTACGGAAAGGCGTTCTTCAACTTCCTCTCTCCGGTGGCTGAGACCGTCGACGAGAAGGTTAAGGACACCTCCATGTACCTCGGGCGGGGCAACCCGGTCGCTGCTACTGCCATCGAGACCGGCGCTAACGCGGTCCTGATGCTGGTGGGTCCGGGTTCCGTCAAGGCAGGCATCAAGGCGGGCCTAGCTACGTCTGCCGCCAAGGGTGGCGGTGTGAAGGGCGCAGCGGCGGGCCTCGTGCAGGGCGCTAAGACCACAGCTGCCGAATCTACGCTAGGCAAGATCCACGCGAATCAGGCGGAACGTGCAGCGCAGCAGGCCAAGATCAACAAGATCGCCGCAGAGTTGCAGGAGAACGCCAAGGCCCTAGGAATCGAGCTTCGCCGGGACAAGATCCACGAGTCCGTCCGCCGCTTGGCGGAGGGCCAGTCCTCGCCTGTGCGCGGTGCTGGCTTTGAGATGATCTCGAAGGAAGCCAACGCGGCCCGCCTACGTGAGAAGTCTCTGGTCAATCGCCTGTGGGACAAGTTCCGTGCCCAGCCGCACTACACCGACGTGTCGTGGGCAGGCGGAACTGCGGACCTGTTGGCCAAGGAACTGTCTGCTGACGGCTTCCGGGTCTTCGAGTCCCAGCCCATCATGGCGGCGCTGGAGGATCTGCGTGGTCTGAACACCCGCATTACCACCCAGCTGAACAAGAAGGGCACGGGCTATCGCACGGCTCCGAAGAACATCCCGATCAAGCGCCAGCAGCTTAACGAGTTGCAGGCGATCCGGGAGCGGCTGATCAAGGCAGCCAAGGCCAACCGGGATAATCCGGATGGCGCGGCTATCTCCCGTATCGGCACGAAGCTGGACGAGATGCTGGACCAGCAGTTCAAGGCTGACGCGGCTCAGGGGTTGGATGCCCCGTGGCAGGCATGGAAGGAAGCGCAGGACGCGTACTCCTCGTACAAGAACAACTGGAACGAGTTTAAGGCTGTCCGCGATATCATCGCTGACCCTGACATGACTCCGCAGAAGTTGGCCGATACGATCCTTGGCACTAGCTCGTTGCTTGGAGGCAAGCAGGCTAGTCGGTTGTACGACCATCTGATGCAGCTTACCGGCAACACCCCGAACATGAAGATCGCGGTGCAGGGCTCGGTAATGTACGACCTGATGAAGCCGTTGCTTGACAACCCGAACCCAACGCGGGGCAACTATCGGGCTGTGGCGAACAACATCCGGCGCTTCCGCAAGGAGAACCCGGAGTTGATCAAGGCCATGGGGATCAAGGACAAGGACCTCGTGTCCATCCAGCACGCGGCTCGGGCGGCCGAGCACACCAAGCTGGGCGATCCTATCGGCCTCATCGACACGGCGCTTGCTGGCATCAACCGGCATCTGGTCGGCCACGAGATCGCACAGGCAGGCTTCCGGGTCAAGCTGGCTGAGAAGGTCCTGAACAAGGTCCTCAAGAGGGACGCTACGTCTCACAGGGAAATGCTCCGGGAGTTCGCGGGCATCACCGAGGAGCCCATCACGTCGGCTATCTCTAAGCAAGCTCTAGCGGAAGCGATGATCCGGGGCGAGCTTGCTAACCAGTACCAGAACTTAGCCGAATGGGGCGACGACTACTAATCATGAGTCTCAGAAAGAAGCAGAGTGAGTTCGCCAAGCTGGTCGCGCGCCTGATCGACAAGGCGCACGAACTGGGGTACGAGATCACGTTGGGCGACGCCTACCGGGATCCTCGGGCACACGGGGCGTTGGGGGTACGCAAATCGTACTCCCACCCCAACTCGGCGCACAAGGTCCGTCTGGCCATAGACCTCAACCTGTTCAAGGACGGGGAGTTCTTGGAGCAGACGTCGGACCACCAGCCCCTCGGGGAGTGGTGGGAGAAGCAGCACGAACTGGCACGGTGGGGCGGTCGCTTCAACGACGGCAACCACTACAGCTTTGAACACAACGGGGTGAAGTGATGAACGTCCTAGACGTGATGAAGGCCCTGTTGGGCAAGGGGATTGCGGAGCCGGTGGCCACGTACTTCACCCGCAAGGCGGAGCTTAGCGCGGCTAAGCACGAGGCCAAGCTGAAGTTCGAGACGGCTAAGGGGGAGAGGCAGGCGGACTTGATCAAGGCCGGCCTTGCGGCGGACGCCACGTGGGAGATCGAGCAGATCAAGAATAGCGGATGGAAAGACGAGTACGTACTTATCATCCTGAGCATCCCGTCCATCCTCAGCTTTGTACGTACAAAGTGGTTCGACGGTGCGGAGATAGTGGCCAACGGCTTTGCGTCGTTGACGGCCACGCCCCAGTGGTACCAGTGGTTGATCCTGCTGGTCTTTACAGCAACGTACGGCATCCGCGTGTGGCGACGTCAACAGTTCGACACGGAGTAACCTGTGGCACTTCCAACAACCAACTTAGTCTACCATCTGTCTGCGGCGAGTTACGCCACTAAGATGTTCACGGGCCTCGGGTCCGGTGCGGTGTCTGTGGGCAGTGAAGTTCGGCGCTGGGTAAACGAGCTTGATGCTCGTTATGTTCAGGCCCCCGCTGACGCGCAGCGGCCCCAGCTTGTCGACGGATTCGGTGGACGGCCAGTAGTCGAGTTTACTCCTGCGAACAGCGACGGCTTCGATTTAAGCGCCAACTATAGTGACTTAACGTCGGCTAGTAAAGCCTTCACTATGTTCTTAGTGGTACAGCTAGCTGCCCTTCCTACGGCGGAAGGCTACGAATTGATGATCCACCCGTCCGGGTTATTCGACTGGAGAATAGCTCAGAACGGTAATATGACCGCGTTTGTGTACGACGGATCTCCGAAGACATCCGGAGCTAAGGCCGTCACCGCGGCCACGCCTCACGTCTTGTCGATGCGATGCTCGGGCGACGGAGGCACTGTTAAGGTCGGAGTAGATGGTGTCGAGGGTACGGCGAGCCCCGCTATCGGGTCCATGTGGTGGGACACGTCTACTCCCGCTCCCATAATGCGCTCTAACTACGCCAAGTTCAACGGCCAGATGGCCGCGCTTGCTGTGTACAACGTCGCACTGAACGACACGGACTTTGCCGCCACGGTGGCGGCCCTTACGGAGGACTATGTCACTCCGGCCATCACGATCCCGGATGTAGCGAGTACGTTTCGCGTTGCCAAGCAGGTGTACGCTCTCTCGTCTGTGTCCGGCCTGCGCAAGTGGGTGGACTATATTCCTGTAGCTGTACCAGAAGGGGAAGTTGCAGCATCGGACGTGGGGTCCTACAACGACTCTGGATGCTTACATACTACCGGCCTGAGCAGCGTGTCTGGGCTGCGGGCGTGGGTAGACTACACCCCGGTGTACGTGGTCACGGCCACGGCTGGCAAGCAGTGGCGCACGGACGACGACGGCTGGATCCCGGTCTCGGACGTGTAATGCGGCGGGTCTCCGCCCTGTGGGAGATCTGGCACGAGTGCAACGATAGGTGGTTCGGGGGTAAGCTACGGCCCCCGACCGCCATCCGGATCACCCGCGCCAAGAAGTACGACGGTACCCTGCTCGTCACCGTCTCGGAGAACGACGAGATCATCCGCAACAAGATCATGATATCTGCCCACGTCAAGGACGTGCTAGGTGTCATGCTCCACGAGATGATCCACCAGTACCAAGTGTTCGTCTTGAACGAGGACCCTGACCACGACGGAGCCTTCCGCTGCTACGCCAAGTACCTTGAGCGCCAGACAGGCGCGACCGTCAGATAAAGATATGCCCCGCCACGTCATACGTATGACATGGCGGGGCTTTTTCTTTGCCGCTATTTCTTAGTGCCGTTGAACCCGACAGGCAGGGCGGCTCGGATCTGAGCCGCATCCTCCTGACTCAGGTTCGGGAACCGGGTTGCCAACCACTGAGCTAGGCCGTCGGGTTTCACCCCTCTGCGCCACTTCATGATGTGCAGGTGCGTTGCAATCTTCTGCGCGAACCTCTCATGCATCTATCCACGTCGTGTATCGGTCCCACGCCTCCCGTGTATAGAGCCCGTACGGGTGCTCGATGTGCAGCTGCCTCGCGTTCTCGGCCCAGATGTAATCGTACTCACAGTTCATGTGGTGGCACAGACTCTCTAGGCTGGATCGCAACGGATGGAAGATATCCTCGTACCAGAACACGGGCAGGTTGTTACCCGTGGCGAAGTCGTACAGCTTCCTGTCCCACTCCCCCACGTCCTCCATAGTGACTGAGTGGTTCAGCTTGACCAGAGAGCGCCACGCCGAGGTCGGGTCCCGTAGCAGCACGCAAGCTGGTCCCTCCCCATACTTGCGCCACGCCTTCTCAGGATTGTACGCAGCCCCGGTGTCTACCACCCCGGCGTTAGGCCCCCACAGGAACGGATCCCGGTGCAGGATCGGATCGTGCAGGTACCCGAGATACGACGCTAGCCACGCGCTTCCGCTTCGTGGGAGCGCCAGTACTACCGGACGCACCTACTGCCCCTCGGAGGTTAGTGAGGTACTCGGCGGTGTCTCGGAGCTTCTGTCGTTCCACGTGAAGTTGCTCGACTCGTCTGCGATGATCAGCGAGTTGTTCCTCGATTGCTTCCAGCTGTCTACCCACTGCAACGAGCGAGGATTCGATCCCTGCTTCCATAGCCGCTTTAACGCCTTCGACACCCTCCGTAACTGGTACTCCGCTTCCCCCGGACTGTTGGCTACTGGTACCTGCCCCGTCAGGTTCGCTACGAACAACTGGCGTCGGGCGAGGCGGCGGATTCTCTTTGCGGTCTTCCCTCTCACGATAGGAACTCCTTACTGCATTACACCATGTGATGATCTGGCCACGATCCAGCTTGCCGTCGATCTTCCCCCGAAGGGGACTTCCGTCCCCGAAGTCGAAGGTGAGGACGCCACCGCGTACGGTGGTGTGCCCCATTATCCGCTGGTCGCTGTCAACGATGTCACTTACGTCGACCATACTCGCGCCTCAAGTAGCCAACATCAAGAGGCATGACAGCATAATCCCCAGCACAAACCCCATTGAGAACGACAATGCCTCGCCAGTGATCGTTTCCCTGACGCCCCTTGTACGCTTCATCGTGGAGATAGAAGGACCCAGCCACAAGACCGTGCCGGGTTCTACCCGTTGGGTAAACACGATTTCCGTACAGGAATCCCTGTTGGTGGCCCTGAACGAAGGAGTCACCAATACGGTTGAGTCGGTTGTCAATGGAACCTCCGATTGCGTACGAGGAGTTCTGCTGCTGGAAGTAGTGTGAGTACACGATGCCGTGGATCCACACCCTCTCTAAGAACGGATAACACTCCCAATCCAACGTGTCCAGATGGTCCATGCTCAAGGCCCCATCCAGCTTGGCGTCCGACTCGATAGCACGCTCAATCCGATTCTCGTGGTTCCCTCTCAGGATGACCTTACGGGGGCGGTACCGTGCCGTAGTGATACGGTGGTTGAGTCGTTCAAACGCTTCGTTGCCAACCTCAACGTCCTTGAGGTAACGCTTGCCCTCCATGCTCTTTGACCCGGCCCGGTCGTAGGACGACAGGCTGGCCATGTCCCAGTGGTCCCCCAGATGCACGATGACGTCCGGCTTGTACTGCAAGATGGCAGCACGCGCCCAGTCCAGATGATGAACCGGCTCGCCCGGACGGATCTGCGTATCGGGGATGATCAGATGGCGGTGGTGCCGCTTACTCATTCGGCACCTTCGACGCCTGCTCGGCCTCCCGGTTCTCGACGTACTTGTTGAACTGGTGGATCACCTCGGCAATCTGCATCAGGTCTGCACCCTTAGCGTCGAACCGGGCACCGGCCAGCAGGGACAGTACAGCCTTCAACAACTGAGACTCATTCATCGCGGAACTCCTTGGGGCGGTCATCGCCCTCTTGATACTTGGTCTCAAAGTGCACCAGCATCATGACGTTGCAGATGATGTGGGCTAGGTGCGACTTACCACTCTCTGGGTCGTTGCGCTCCCCCATCCAGTACCACCGGAACAGGTGGCGGAGTATGCACTCGTACGGAACAGACCACGGCATACCCTTGGCCCAATTCCACGCAGCGTACTTCACCGCCCCGTATTCCCACACGTCCACGACCTCCTTAAGAAGGTACAGTGGCATGAGACTCCACTTCGTCTTGTTGCTGTTGAAGCGGGCACCGCTGCCGCGCTCCTGACTGGCCACATCGCCTATGCTCATAGCTTCACCCTCTTGATCCTCGTGATAGCTACCTTGGGGATGGTAATGATCTGGCACCACTGGCTTGTGGCCCGAGACCCGGCGAGCGTCAGCTCCCCCTCGGTGTCAGCAACCACGTACCCTAGACTCTCGCACGGCTCGGAGACGAAGCTCTCGCCGTCGCTCCTCCAGCCCCGGAACACGGCCGAGTCCAGCCAGTTCACCAGCACCGCTGATCCTACTCGTCTAGCCATTCTTTCGGCACCCCTTTGTCGGCCCACTTGAACCCATTCTTCTCGGCCCACTCCCAGTACCGGGTCTTGGACCGGGCCGTTAGCTTGTTGTTCGGGTACATGAACACCAGCCTCAGGTCGATCTCAGGATGCTGCTCCTTCACCAGAAGCAGCTTCTTCCTGTCGTCGGCTGTCAGCCTGCCCTTGCACTCGATGCGTATGTCGCCCACCTTGAAGTCCGGGGTGTACTTGCGCGTGTCGTGGACCTCGTACTTGAACACCTCAGACTCGTACTCGTAGGCTACGCCTTCTGCATCGAGAGCCGCCGCGACTCGCTGCTCGAACGCGGAGCGGAACCCTTCTGCTTGGGCTGCTCGTCGGACTGCGGTTCGGGCGTTGCTGCCACGGCGGGAACGATGTTTATGCACTCGATGGTCTCCAGATCAGCGGGGAGGATGAACTTGCCCTGACTCACGTAGATGGCTGCCAGCACTCGCTGGACCACGGCATCTAGTTCGGACAGCTTTGCAAGCTTGGCTGCCAGATGGTCAGACAACTCAGCCTGCCGCGTGTAGAAGTCATACTTACCCAGCGTGTAGCGGGTGCTGGTGACGTCATCCAGCGTGATAGCGATCTGCATTACTTGAGTACTCCGATTGATGCAATGTCCACAAGGACGAAGGTTACGAACAGGAAGCCACCGGGCACGTCCCCTTTGACGAACGACGACCCGGCAACGGCAGCGTCAAGCAACGCCTTGACGAGCAACACCGCTGTTGTCATAGCCTCCCTCCTCTGCCAGTTCCAGCCAGCTACCGAGGAAGGCAGACCGCGCTGTGCTAGGCGTCATGTAGTACAGGTTGCCACGTCCCTCCTCGATGAGCCTCATGGCTCGGGGACGGAAGTCACCCGGATCAAGGAAGCACTCGCCGCCGTCGGGCAGCAGGTGGTACGCCTCGATGAACAGGGCCAGCCAGTCCGCGTCCTTCACCAGCCCCGTCTTGTCAGACGGCAGGCCCGCCCACTCGCGCAGCTTGGCGTCCAGCTTGGCGTCAATGGCCCGCCAGTCAGGAAGGAACTGCTTGAACGGGGCAGGGACGTCACTCAGGTACGCCTCGGTCGCGTCGTGCAGGAGCGCCTCCAAGCACTGCTGCTGGTTCCCGCCCATGTGGTAGACCAGCGCGCTGACAAGCAGGCTGTGTTCCGCCACCGAGTAGAACTGTCGGACGTGGCCGTTGAAGCGGCAGTTCATGCTTAGCGCATGGGCGATATCCTCGGGCCGGAAGTCCGGCTCATCCAGATTGAAGTGCGCTCCGCTCGACGTCTCGACGAAACCAACTCCCATCTTCTTGTAGAACTCTTGTGATTCAGGTGCTTGCATTCGGATCCCTCGGTGGACTCCACCATTCGTTCGGCTCGCGCCGCATCCAGAGCAGGTGTGCGTTCTCTAGCAGTACCTCGTCAGCCTCGGCATCCCCGAAGGCTCGACGGTACAGGTCGCGCACGGTTGTGTACATTCCCCACTCGTCCTTGACGTCAGCTAGCGCCTTGGCAGCCTTGGCTGGCCCCATCCCCTTGATGCCGGGGATGTTGTCAGTCGGGTCGCCCTTGATCAGCTGCTCGTAGAACTTGCGGGTGCATTCCTCTGGTTCCATGTAGTACCGCTCGTCCTTCACGAAGTTGTAGTGAAGGCCCGGTACCATGTCTAGGTCCTTGTCGATGGTGCAGATCACGCTGCTCATCGGGTCGCGCAGCCACATGGCGTAGTGGGCCGTAGCGATATCGTCGTCAGCCTCTTGGCCGTCGGACGTCACCACGTTGTACTCTCTACGCATCATGGCCTTGATTGCCGCAGCGTGGACAGGCTTGTGGGCCTCGTCCCTGTTGCCCTTGTACGGCATCAGGGTGGCCCGGCCTAGCCGGAAGTTCGTAGGGCCGGAGAGATAGAGGACGAGATCATCCGCCTCCATCTTCTCCCCGACCGTCCGAATGATCGACCGCGCATTGAACAGCGCGTGCTCGACCGGCTCCGCCACACGACGGGACGAGATCAGGACATTCAGGTGACTCAACCCTTCCTGCTCCATGAACGCGTCCAAGTCCTTGCGAGATTCAAACTCCCGCATCAACTCCGTGCCATCGACAGTCCACACCAGATCCCAGTACGTATGCTCAGCGGCGAATCCCGCCCTGTAAACGATCACGTCTGCGTCTAGGTGTGCGCGCATATCAGTTCAGCACGCTGTCCGCTGCTGCCTTCGGCGCTGGCGTCTTGCCCTCGTCGTCACGCCACTCCCACGGCTTCGTCTTCATGGCGTGAGCAAGGTTCACCGCAGAGAAGATGGCCTCCGGCAGAGCCGTAGTCATGTACTCCGTGATGCCCGTCTCGATGTTGATGACCTCATAGCCACCGAGGTACGTATTGCCCTGATAGGTCAACTCGATCTCGTCGCTGATGGCGACCACGTAGTTGTCCTTCTGGAACACGCACGGCATACCGAGGGACTCGCCGTCGGTGTCAACCACTTCTGTCACAGTATCGGTCATTCTTCTTACACTCCAAACACGTTCAGGAACAGGACGCTCAAGAGCGCCACGAGGATGATGACGGTCAGGACCGCCACGAACAGGGGGCTCAGGATCTCACGCATCATTCGTCTCCAAAGGGAATCTCGTCATTGAAGTCCTCGGACTCCGCCACCGGCTCAGCCTCAACCTTGCCGACACCCTTCATGCTCTGCTCATAGTAACGAGCAGTGACTTCATCAATGGCGTCGAGGATGATCCCCAACCTAGCGCCCTTGCTAGCATTGCCAAAGACGATGGCCTCGTTAGCCAGCGCAAGACCAATGACTTGAATCGCTGCTGTACGTGACGCAGAAAGCGTGATACGAGGTTCGACAACTTCGATCTCGCGCTTCTCTTTGTCATCCCAGTACTTCGCTCTCGCATCCCAGTTCTCCTGCACCTTGCCCGACGTCTTGACTGCCGGGGCACGCGCAGCCGGGGCGGCTGCCACCTTTGTCACCGACCCTGCGACCAGAGTGCGGTTGCCGTTCTGCTCCTCGTACTCGAACTGAATCGAGTCACCCATGGAGAACGGCGGCTTGTCGGTACCGCAACGGTACCAGCCCTTGTCGCCCTCAATCTGGAACGAGTAGAGCGTGACGTTGCCGTTACGACCCTTCCAGTCCTTCGCGCTCGTGTTGCTGACAACACCCTTAGTCTGCTGACTCATGCTGCTTCCTCCATTCTTTCGTACTTGTGTTCTTCGCCTTGGCCCCATCGGTCCCCGACCTTCACGCCGCACCCAAGCGGGCACACAAGGTCAATCCCGTACAGCCTATCAATCATCATCCGAGCATCGTCGATCAACGCCTGCCGTGCTAGCGTGTGGAATTCCTCCACCTTTTCGGGGTGCACTTCGGCAATGATCGAATCGTGGATCGTGTTCACCAGCGCAATGCCGGGTCGCTCGACCATCTTCAAGCGGTGCCACATACACACCAGAGCCAGAGGTATGATCTCTGCCGTGGCGAATGCCTGCACCGGGTAGTTGCAGATCGACGTGGTGTTCGTGATGTATCCGCTCCGGTCCATCTTCGTGTCCGGCCAGTAGTAGACCAGACCCCACTCCGTCTCCAACTTCTTCTCCATCAGCACCGTGTTGATCCACGTGCCCTGCACCGCCGCCACTCCCTTGTACCTGTCCTTGAAGGCCCGGTAGTAGGTCTGCTCCGCATCCGTGCCTGAGGACCCACCGTACAGCGGCTTGAAGGTGTGTTCCTTCGCGCCCTGCCGGTCAGTCGGCTGGCCCGCATCCGTCAGCGTCTTGGACGTAAAGGCGTGGACGTCAACCTTAGCCCGTATGTCCTCGATAGCTTGGTCATCCCTGCCCAAGTGGGCTGCAACCCTGAACTCCAGCTGCGCTCCGTCTACCTCGCCCATCAGCCAGCCATCACGCTTGGCCTTGAACATCCGCTTGTAGGAGCGGGGTAGGTTCTGGAACTGCGTCTTGTACCTAAGGCCGCTCGACGACAGGCGGTGCGTTCGGCTCTGCATCTGGTTGAACTGCGCCAGCAGTACACCATCGGCCTCGTCACAGCAGTCCTTGAACTTCCTCATGTACTTGGTCAGCTGGTTGTGTACGTCCCTGTGCTCAAGGTACAGGTCCATGAACCGCTGCTGATCCTTTGTCGTTACCTTGAGGGACGATATCTCGTCCGCTCCTGTCATCCTCCGGTTGGTTGCGGTGCGCTTCGGCCCCCACTTCCCGCCCTTCTTGACCCGGTGTTCCTCAAACCCCAGCTTGTCGTACAGGAACTCTGCTAGTTGTATCGGGGACGCAAGGTTGATACCTCCTGTCATTCGGTTAAGTTCGATCACTAGCTCGTCAGCCTTCGTCGATAGCTCGTCTAGTGTCATACGTATGACATCTGGATCTAGCTTAAGGCCCTCGCTTTCCAAGTCTGCGAGTACGGGAGTCAGCAAACAACGTGAGTAGACGACTGGCAAAAGACGTGTACCCTCCATGTCCGTAAGCTGAGCCCTCATCAATTCCGTGAGGGCGGATACGTCCCGCTGGCAGTACTTCTCCAGCCAGCTCGACGGTATGTCCCTCGTGTCTACCCCGGCCTTGATCATCTTGCTGACCAGCGATACCTTCCCGCCCAGCTTCCGGCGCTGGAGACAGGACTCCAATGACAACTGTCCGGTCTGCCATCTGTTACCTCCTATCACGTACTCGGCTAGCATGGTGTCGTACACGAGGACCTCCGACAGGTCCACCCCGCACCGGGCCAGCCATTGTAGTTCAAACTTGGAGTTGTGTGCCACGATGAAGTCGCACATCTCTACGTCACGAACCAGATCGACCAGATCGAACTCGCTGCCCCACTCCGTCTCCATCTGGCCGTCCCACCCGAACTGCCAGCAGGCCAGCACGATGCTGTTCTCCTTGTAGATCGCTAGCCCCTTCTCATGGGTGGTAGTCTCGAAGTCAAGGAACAGAGGGATGCCCAGCCGGTACACAGAGGGATCTGGGTGGGCTACGAAGTCAGGTAGGCTCACCCCACCTCTACGTCGTTCTTCCAGATGGACGCCTCCTCCCAATCCGAGTGATTGCCACACCGTCTCAGGTACGCAGGGCCACCGTCCGCTGCAATGAATACCTCGTTCGACCCGTTGTACGCAGCCTTCATCTTGTCGCACGTGTGGGCACGGAAGTCGTGGCGGAACGCCGACACTACCTCTGCCCCGCAATGCTTGCAGATGATCCTGTTCAGTTCAATCGACATTGTTACTCGCTCCTCATTTTCGACTTGGTTGGATCCACCAGCACGGGGAACGCAGAGTGATTGCCACCCGGCTTGTTCTTCGGCAGGCTGATCATCCTGCGCCCGAACGCCTCATCCTCGTGGCTCATCCCAATGCCCACCAGTACGTCCGCCTGAGCAGGAATGCCAGTATTGCTACTGTCAACGTCGCCCATATCAAGCACCGCTTTACCACTCGCGCTGTCTCCTGCCTGCGTCACGCTGATCATCACAGCCTTGTGCCGCTGCCCGAGGGCACGCACCTGTTGCGCTGCGATCTCCAGCTTGCGGGTGAAGTTGTCCTCCTTGCCCACCCCTAGGTTGCGCAGCTGATCGACGATCACGACGTGTGGCTTGTACTCGATCATCAGAGCCTCGATCTCTCGGGCGCTACCCGGTGCCATGCCAGCGAAGATCACGTTGTCGTAGGCCCTCTGCCGTGCGGCCTCCGCCGCTTGGGCCGGGTTGTCCATAACCTCGTGGCGTGTCATGTCCGCCAGCCTACTCACCGTGCGCATCACAACGTCGCCAATCGGGTCCTCATTCCCCACGTACAGGGTAGTGAGCCCCTGCTGGCAGAAGCCCGCGACTGCGTTGATTACGAACAGGGACTTCCCCACCTCGGGTCGGGCGAACACGATCATGTGATGCCCCGGCAACAAGCCCCCGTCCAACCGCTCGTTCAACGCTCGTGGTAGCACCTTGACTAGGCCACCGGCCCTCGTACGGGCTGCTACTAAATCCGCTACCGACTGCCCCTTGCGTACGTCCCGCTCCTTCTCCTCGACTGTCTCTGCTCTTGCCCATGTGTCGTACTCCTCCAGTACTGGTCTGACTTCCTCCACCGGCTTGCCTGCTGCGAGCAGGGAGGCCAGCTTGCTGCCGGTCGCTGACCGGCGCACGGCAATGAAGTCCGTCACCACGTTAGCAGGGCTGACGTCCGCAGCGGACAGGTCAGACACTAGCTCCGTGAACATTGCCTGATGCTTCGGGTTCGATAGCGTCCGACAGATCGCACCCTTCAACAACTCGGGGTCTACGTGGGACGCGCCAGCGTCTCTGTCGTAGTACTCCCGCACGTGCTGCACTATGACCTTCGCCTGCTCAGTCAGGTCCGCATCGGTCAAGTGGTTTGCTACCCGGTCGAACGCCTCTCTGCTTTTGATAAGGCTCCCTATGAGTTGGCGTTCACCCATTCACTTACCTCAACGTCGGTCATGTCTTTGATATCCTTCGGCAACACCAGCACACGGGAGCTACCCCTCATGCCGTACTGCCTCTGGAGCCTAAGCGCCTGCTGCGTGGCATCCGCATCAAGGGCAATCGCTAGCTCGCACCCACCCCTACGTCGGGCCTCCGTGGCTATCTCGCTCAGAGCCTCGTCGCTTGGGGTACACCCGAGCAGGGCCACAGCCTGACGCCCGAGGTACCGCAGTCTCTCTGCCGAGGGGATATCCTCCACCACGTAGATCCGCCCGGGTTGGTATAGATGGGACCCCCTCCGGGTCCACGACTGGAACGGCACGTCGTTGCGCAGGCGGGCCGATAGGGTCTTGGGCCTACGGTTGTCCACCGCCCGTAGCACGTAGCCTCTGAGGTCCTCCATAGGCCCGTATACGGGAAGCGCCAACCGGTGCGTATCGTCGTCCCACAAGATACCAGACGTCGCAACAGACAGACGCCACTCGTTCACCTTGTCCATCCCGTATTCGGGGATGTACGCGTTGAACCCGCTGCAATCCCATGGCTGCCACGTCGACGGGGCGGGGCGTGTCATACGTATGACATTGCCCGTGTTGCCGATCACCCCGGCAGCGGGACAGTTGGCACGGAAGCAATGGTACAGCAGCAGCCCGTTCTCCTCGGACAGCTTGATGCTCATGCTCCGCTCGCCGCTCGCCCCGCCGCCGCAGAAGGGACAGACCATCCGTATGCTCTGCCCCGGCTCCAGCGTCATGCCCTCAGCTGCTATTGCGGCTCTGCTCACGCGCTCTCTCCTTCGCTTCCAGCTTTTCCCAGCAGTCGAAGCATTCCCACCGGTCTCCTTCTTCGACAACCATCTTGTCCGACCCGAACGTGCGGTGGCAGCAGTCACACTCCACCGGCCACGGCTCGATCGGACTGCACAGATGGTCGTCCAGCCAGTCACCTGCGCTCACCGCAGAATGTCCCGCATCATGGCTCCAATGGCGAACATACTGACCACGATGCTTGCCAGCGCCAGATCAGTAGAGTCAAAGATCTGACTGGTGAGGTACATGGCCACCCCTATGAACGACGCTGTTAAGGGCCACGGTAGGCGCATCACGAGAACGTATGCCGAGACTTGCGACCGCGTGGGTCACGCGGCTTGGTCGCCGCCGTCATCGGGTCCAGCCCCTTCTTGATGCGACCGAGGAACGCATGGTACGTGATCTGCGGGTTCAGGTCACGGTACATTTCCGCAATGCTGCCCCACTTGTCCGACTGGATGTTGGCGTTCGGCTTACGCTGCGTCAACTTGATGTTGCTGTAGTCATCGCTCATAGCTTACCTTCCCGGAGCATCTGGCTCCACTCTGCTTCGTCGTTGGCCTGAGCTTCGGGGGTCAGGTATCCCCATCCGTCGTCCGTGTCTGGGCTGTCCGAGTCTGACGCGCAGTAGTCGGCGTACGCGAGTAGACCTTCAACCTTTCTTCCAGCTTCCGAAAGTCCTTCGCCTTCCGCGTAGTCCATCGGACGTAGCCCCTTACAGAATTCTTCATAAGTCATCCAGTTCTCCTATGTCATACGTATGACGTATGGTCCGGCACGCCACCGTGCCATGACCCGCCGTCCGCCCCGGCCTGCCCAACAGGTCCGGGGCTACCGGGTTGAGGGACTCGGGTACGTTCACCCTCGTCCCCCGTACTATACTTAGTATAGACCATTTTTCCCGGATTTTATGCACGGTGTTAAAAAGAAAGTTACTACGCGCCCTTTACAAGGGCCTCGCGTAGGGCCAGTCCCACGTCACGCACCTTGCGGGACACCGTGGACTGGTCCATATCGTGCGTCTCGGCAATCTCTGCCTGCGTTTTCTCCTGTACCACAACAGCGTGGTAGATGCCCCACGCTTCCTGTCCGCAGGCCTCGACTGCTACTCTCTCCAAGAACTCTCGCAGATTCTCTGACACTACATCACTCTCCGGTGTTGCCAATGTTACCGACGTCAGGTACGCGTGAGGCACGTACCCGTTCCCCATCATCGCAGCCTCAAGCTGCACCAACGGCTCCTCGATTTCCTCCTCGTCACCTGAGTACGGGTCCTCCCCCGGCAGGTCCAAGTTCGCCTCCATGATCTCGGGCAGGTGTCCCCGCCCGTCCTTCACCCGCTGCACGTGCATCCACAGACTCCGGTTGAACATGGCCATGAGCGAGGCCACCTGCTCAGGCACCCGCGTCACGTAGTCCTGCACGTACATCAGGGCGTCCGTTGCCACGTTCGCTGCTTCCTCGTAGTCCATGCCACCCCGTGATGCGCGGGCAACCATGACCTTCCAGACCAGCGCCCAGACGATGTGCCGAGCCGCATCATCCCCGGCTACGAACCTGTCCTGATAGGCCCGTACTTTCTTCTCCAGAGCGGACACGCCCTCGTCGTCCGTGTGCTGCACCCCCGTGGCTCGTAGCTCCATCATGCCCGCCACCCACGTCTTGTGGATCTCGGCACTCTTGGCCTTGTAGTAGTTCTCGTACGTTCGCTCACTCATCCTGTGATCTCCTGTCTCAGCTTAAGGCACAAGTCCCGCGCCCTCGTGGCGTCACCGTCCGAGATAGCGTGCAGGATCTCCGAGTTCAGAAGAAGCAGATCCCCGTACAGTGTGGCCCGCAAGTGCCGGAGCGCCGACTCTCTAACCTGAGCCTGCCCCTCCACCGTGGCCCCGTGCGTCACGCGGTAAGTTACCGTGACTCGCAGCTGCATCGTGTGCTCGTCCATGTACGAACTAGGCACCGACCGTACGTCGTCAAGCCGCTCAACCGTAAGGGGCTGACGCTCGAAGCCGTTGCGCACACGCACCCCGGTAGCTCCCTCAATCAAGTTGTCGAAGATGCTCATTCCCCGTCCCCCATCTGGTGGAACCCCTCGTAGCACGGCTTGAGCGGGGGCTTAGGCGGGATCTTCGGGGCCAAGTCCGCCCGCTCCAACACCCAGTCCGCCAAGTCCACGGCTGCCTTGATCTCCGCCACCGTTCGGTCGAATTCCTTAGCCACCACGTGCAGGGGCTTCTCGTCCACCTTCACACACAACCAGATGGCCCGGAGCCTGCTGCCAAGCACGGTATCCAGCGCCTCGTTCACCTTCTGCCACTCGTTCATTCTGCGTACCTCTTTAGCGTCCTGTCATTCTTGAGTACAAATACATGGCGTTGAGTGCCACGTTCCAGTACGAGTAGCTGGCTACTGAGTACCTCGTCAATCGTGCTGACACTTGCAACACTTCATGTGGTGAAGTGTTATTAGCACGGATCTTCCAATCCATTATCATGCCCATCGTCCTCATGTATTAGCTTCCATTGGCGATCATACAGCGCCCCGCAATCTCCACAAAGATAGTTGTCGTTGGAGGCATAGAACCAAGTAGACCGGCACTGACATTGCGCCAAGCACTTGATCCCGTTGACATAGACGAACTCAACCGCATCACCACGTTCCCAGTCCTCCCTGCTCATGACGTTCTCCTTCTGTCGAAGTAGTCGGATGCGACTCCGCGCAGGACAACCGCGCTGCGGTACGTGCTGTCCCGTATGTGCTCCAACGTGGACTCTGCTTCGGCCAGCCGCGAGCGCAGGCGCTCGTTGTCTCCGAGTAGCTGCTTATAGTCGTCTGACAACAGCACATAGTCCGTGCGCAGGGACTCGATCTCGGCGTCACGCCAGTCCTTGAGCGGATACGACGCTGGTGCATTGTTGGGGTATGGAACTCCGCATAAGTGAACGGTCGCCGTGTCTGACGGATAGAGATACAGCCCGCACGACGGGCAGCGCGGAACGTCACCGGCACTCATGGCTCTGCTCCCGCGCAAGGAAGGCGTCGATGTTGGAAATCGCACGCATTACTGCACACGACTCTGCGTGTGGCCTGTAGTCTCTTACGTGACAGCACGATCTAACTCCGAACTCCGCGCCTTCTTCAAAGTCACTATGCTCAGCGACTTCGATGAGCGTCACCCTTGTGCTGTGCAGGCACACATCGGCCTCGGCCAGCCGCGAGCGCAGACTCTCGATCTCAGCCTCGCGTGCCTCGTAGACCAGCGAGCACACGTCCCACTGGTGGGCGTCCAGCCCCAGTTCCTTGAACAGTTCGTGCTTGCTCATACCGCCACCCCCAGCTTCTCACGGAAGCGTTCCACGTAGAAGTCCAGCGTAGACCCCTCGATGCCCGGTGCCGTGTTGACCTCCAGAACCCGAGCCTCCCCTGCGTTGTTGCACATGAGATCCACCGCAGCGAAGTCCAATCCGAGCGCAGCTACCGCAGAGCAAGCCGTTGAAGTCACAGAATTGGGAGCCTCAATCTCCCGTGTGCAGTACACGTAGCCGTTGCGGTGGTTACGCACAGCGTTAGGCTCCGCTCCGTTGCGCCGCCGCTTCTTCTGCGCCAGATGGTACGGGCCGAACACGTGGACCCGGTACTCATGCTCGGCACGGAACCGCTTGGTGTACAGCGGGGCGTCAGGCATATCGTCCTCCCCGATGGGCACGGCAGACTCGGGATCTACGATCTCGATTCCGCTGCCTCCCTGCCCCGTGGTAGAGTGGCGAGCGAACACCGTGTGTCCGCCCTGCGCCCACGCAAAGGCGAGCGCCCTGTCGGTCGTCCACTCCACCGTCGGCACCCGTGCCTCGGTCAGCGCCTTGAAGCAGGCCAGCTTGTCACGGGCCACAGCCACCCGGTCGAAACCGTTGAGCACGTTCACGAACCCACGCAGGGGCCTGCCCATCCCGTTGTGCCTGCCCCAGTTGATGAGCACGTCCCCGTCCCGTGACAGGAAGCGGCTGGTCCCATCCAGCTTGATGCGCTTGACGCGCAGGGCACGGGACAGCAGCTTGGCCGAGTTGCTCGGGCCGTAAGGAATGATTCTGATACGTCTACGCATAGTCCTCTCCTGTGTCATACGTATGACAGGTTAGTGCAGGCCAACGGCCAACTTCTGGTTGTCGTCAAAGCATCCGGGGCAGATGCACCGGCTGCCGTTGTTCACCCACCCGCAGATCTCTGCCTCGTCCGCCATCAGGCGGTCGCCGCATTGGTAGCACCCGTCAGCCGTGGCCTTGATCCACTCGTCGACCGGCACCCACTCCCCGTGTGCGGCAGGCACGTACTCTCCGCCCTTCAACCCGCCCCTGCGGTCAAGGGACGACACGTTCGCAGTACCAGAGTAATACGTCCGGTTCACCAGACGAGCCACGATCATCGGGTCCGCCCCCTTGTCCAGCCCACGCACGGCCACGGGCCGCACCGTCCACCGCTCCGCGTTGTCCTTGCAGTTCTCGACCGCCGAGTACAGGCAGTGCATCACCACAGCAGGGAGCAGCATACCGCCGTCCGGGTGGATGATGTTGCCCGACACGAGGGCTGTCGGCAGGCCAGCCACCGGGGTGACGAGGGACGGTACGAACAGGCAGTCCGTCTCGGCGTCAAGGTCATGCTCCAGCAGCATCAACTCACTTTCTTCGGGGACCTTTGTAGGGGCGGCGCTGCCCGACCACGGCGGCAGCGGGTTGCTTCTCCGGGGTGCGCTCCCCTGAGAGCCACCGCCGTACCATCCCGCCGAGCGACGGCTGCTGTAGGACGGCACGTACAAAGGGACCGACTGTACCTCGGGGACGGTACTACCGGGGCGGAAGGTCAGCAACTCCCCCGGCTTGGGGTACGCAATGGTCCCGCCGTGGAAGTTGTTGCGCTTAGCCAGCCAATGCAGCATCTCCGCCTCGCTCGCCAGTAGCACCGTGTCCTCGCACTCGGCGAAGTACATATGCAGGGGGCGCTTGTCATTGCGGATCACACGCACAGCGTTGTCCCGAGCGTCATGCCAGATCAGGGTGAACGCCCCGTCCAGCAGCTTGATGACCTCGGCAGGGTCGGTAGCCTCGGCCAGATTGTGCGCGATGGCGTGGCTGTCCACTTCCACCCCCTCGCCCTTCAACTCCCACAGGGACTTGCCCAAGTCGTAGGTGCTGTTGAGCGTGCCGTTGTGGACCAGCGTGATCGGCCCCTCTTGGAACGGGTGCGCGTTGTCCACGCTGACTGTGCCCACCGTGGCCGAGCGGTTGTGCCCGATGACAGCCCGCAGGTCGCACGTGTTGGAGTATGTCATGCGGTCCTGATACTCCTTGCTGGCGACTAGCTCGTAGCCGTCGGCTGCGACCTTGAACCAGTCGGCAGCCTGACCGTCCTCCATCTTGTGCCCCACGGTGAAGATGCCCGTGCTGTCGTCACCGCGCACGGTGCCAGCAATGAGCGCGTTCTCCATGAACTTGCGGCGATCACCTGCGCCGCGCGCCTTCTCGTTGGTGATGAATCCTACTATTCCACACATCAGACTTCTCCTTCCTCGTCAGAGGCTTCGGGTTCTGGTTCGTCGTAAATCTCGTCGTCTTCGTCGTATTCCGGCAGTTCGTCCTCGTCCCCATCCTCGTTGTCCAGAGTGGCGAACCTCTGAGTGGGCAGCCACGATCCAAGGTCAGGGCCGGGCTCGACCCCCTCGCCCACATCGAACGCACACGGCACCCCCCACCCTGTCTGAGCGTAGGTCACGGGCTGGAACAGCAGGGCTGTCTCGACCGCACCTAGATCGTGGAGCAGCGCCTCAAGTGCAGAGTCAGGCATATTGATCTGCTCGTACAGTTCCCCGAACAGCAGCTTGACTACTGCCGCAACCCCTTCCTGTGCGTACAGTTCGATGGGGTCGGGCAGCGTGTAGGCGTTAGCTGTCATACGTATGACACGGACCCACGCTTCCAACTGCTCCGGGGTGTCGAACGTCCGAGCGTGCCGGAACTCCAGCGTACCGAACGTGCGCAGCGGACCAGCGAACAGTCCGCTGTACTTGCACGACTGGCGCAACGAGAACATGTCCCCAGAACGTAGCGCCCTGCTCACCAGCGCCGCCTCGTCGGGTGCCCTGTACCACGGCACGCAGAAGATGTTTTCCTCGCGCTCCGTGCCAGCCCACAGGAACACCAGCGGCTCGACCATAGCGTAGTACGTACAGATCCGCGCCACTTCATCGAAGGTACGCCCGAGCATATTGGCGTGGACGTGGATGCCCGTCCGTTCCGACGGCTCCCAATGCTTGCGCGTCTTGCCGTACAGGTAGTGAACGGCAGTCGCCACGTCGTCGGGTGGCAGGAACTTAGACACGAACTCAGCGCCAGAGTTCCGCAACGAGCCGTCGTCCTTGATGTGCCAGTACTTGGTCATCTTGTTCGCCAGTTCCAGTCTGGTACCCAAGTCGAACCTCTCGACCTCGACCTCGATGCCGTAGCCCTCGGTCGTGGGCGAGTTGAACTCGTTGGCCGAGTAGTCAGCGACGATAGGGGTCATAGTTCCACCGTCCATTGCACTCTCCCATTCAGCGCCCGGTTGATGAGGCGACACGTCGTCGTGTCAGCGATAGGCTCCAGCAGCCCGCCGCTTTGAGTGGCAGCGACCTGCCCTCGGTAGTAGATCATGCGCTTACCCACTTGGTCCTGCGCCACGATGATGCGCCGATTGATGGCGATACTGAGCCATCCCTCAGCGAGCAGAGCAAGCGCCTCGTCCACGTTCGGCGGGTACCACGGAGCCCACAGATGGGGCACGGTATGCGCCGACAGGTTCTTGACCTGAGCGTACGCCAGAGAGCCCCGCACCTTCCGCACCTCCCACCCACGAGGCACGACCACCTTCACCTGACGCCCGTTCAGCGTGCGCCGGTACTGCCGAGCCGGGATGCGCTCGACGCTGATCGCTACCCTGTGAGTCGGGATGTTGATGCTCCCGCAGATGGGCCACCACCCTGCGATCCGGGAGACAGGGCAAGTCGTCCGTTCCTCAAAGCGACTGCTCGCCTTGCGGATACGAGCGTATCGCTCGCTCCCGTCGTCGTCCACGAGGCGGTCGTAGATGGCAGGCTCGTATCCCTCGCCCGTATCCACGATGCAATAGCCCCCGCCTAACCATTGGGCGAGGTCGTCAGCCGATATGCCTTCCGGCAACTCAATCATTTTGCACCCTCCATTTGTTGTACGTATGACACGGACGCGACGTTGACGGGCACCAGTACGAACGCAGCAAGGGCACGTGCCTCTGCTGGCGTCACCGTGCGCTTGGGCGGCTCAGATGGAGCGGGTGGGGCTTTCGGGGTCGCCGTGCCACTATCCGGGTACTTCATCTGCACGTGAGTGGACTCGACCGGATCACCTTCCAGCGCCACCATCTGCAACGCACGCCGCTCCGCTTCCTCTGCACTCAGGCACAGGAACTCGCACATGTACGTGCTGGCGTTCTCGCCTGAGGTAGTCACCTTCACGGTGTACCACTTCAGGCCGAGTTGGTTAGGCGTTTGCACGGACGAACTCCCGCTCGTCATCGGTCGGCAGCCACACCTGCGTGCCATGCACGTAGTCGACGGACGGCTTGACCGCGAGGTACGAGTGCGGCAGGAAGTACGCCCACGCTCCCTTCCACGGGGTCTGCACCTTGTGCCGACAGTAGTAGTCCGGGTGGCCTTCGATCATGTCCAGCATATCCAGCTGGCCCTTGCTGATCCGATAGACCTCACCGAGGATCAGCGTCTCGGTCTTGTCGGTCGGAGTGTGCACCAGTCCGGGGTAGTAGTGCAGGTCCAGCATCCTGTACTGCCCGCGCAGCACGCACCGCCCGAGCAGGTCTGCACCTGACAGCGCGGAGTGATTGCCGCGCCCCTGCTTGAGCGATCCGTACACGAACACACGGATGCCCTGCGAATCAACCTTCGTTTCATCAGCCATTAGAGAATCTCCAGTCCAAAGTCAGACACATACTCCCGCAACTGGTACGCAAGCGTACCGTCTGCGGTCCCAATCGCACGTCGCACGTCAGCCCACGGCATCTCGTTGTAGATGCGCCGCACTTCCTGCTCTCCACGTGCCAGCACGCCCATCGCACCGAACGCCATGCTCCCCACGTGCAGCGCCGAGCGCGTCGTCATGGTCCACGAGTTGCCGAGTGTGCGGTACTCGATCCCGTAGCGGGTAGGTCGGTAGCGTCCGGGGCTGCCGTAGAACTGCCGACGCTTGCCCTGATTGTCCATGTTGTGGACCAGAGCAGGCAGCCCGATCATCAGGTCGCAGATTGTGGCAGCCACGAAGTCGGGGCACTCCCACCCGAGGTATTCGCGGTAGCCCAAGTGGACGTGCCCACCTGCGAAGCGCCACGCTCCGCCCGGTTCCGTCAACTCGGACGGCTGGATGCGGGGCAGCGGAGCGCCCTGCTCGTAGGCGTTGAAGTCCGGGCTGCACCCGAACATCTGCGCCTGAGGGTTGGCGAGGGCCGCCTCGTTGAAGAACACCGAGCAGTCCGGCCACGCCTGCACCCCCGGCACCGTCTGCCGCAGCTTGGCAAGCGCCAACTGCCTGCCTCGCACCACCACGTCCGCGAAAGAGTGCGGGTCGGACACGGGCGGCACGTTGTACTCCGCCATCACGTTGTCCTCTTGCACCGCGAACCCACTTCCGGCCCCGCCAACGGGGATCGGTTTGTCCTTCGTCCCACCGAGCAGCCCAACAATGGGCAGCACGCTGTTCCCATCACGAGTGATGAAGAACTCAGGATCAGCGCCTATCGTGAACATCTGCCTTCTCCTTTGTCATACGTATGACATTTAACCGTTGTTCCACAGACCGACGGGCTGCTGCGCCAGATACGCAGGGGTACGCGCCGCCAGCCGCCAATAGTCGGGAATCGTCAAGTCAGACGCCTTCTCGATAGGGCGCGTGACATACTCCTCCAGTTCCTCGTCCCATATCTCGTCCATGGCCTCGTCGTCGTGGTCCCCGTCCAACGAGAAGGACAGGTTGATTGCCCCGACCATGCTGCCCGAGTTGGAGTTCAGGTACTCCGGTGCCTCGTGTACGTTCACGGCCACGGCCCGAGTGTAGCGGTAGTGGTCGTCGCCGAGGACCGTCGCGCCCAACAGTTCCTCGGTCACGGTCTGGTCCTGAGACTTGTCGATGCGAGTCTCCCGATTGGCGTACTCAGCGTCGTAGACCGGGCCACACGTGAAGTTCGGCACGGCTTGCAGCTTGGCTGCCGTGCGCATCACGTTGCGCATCTTTGACCGATTGTTAGCCGCCCTGTCGAACGCGAAGATGCCCCGCTTCCCGACCTCAATCATACGGGCCAGCGCCCAGTACATAAGGCTCCGGTCCATGATCTCCGCCACTTCGCGCCGACTCAGCGACCGCTCAGCACGCAGCGCGTCGTGGATGGACGGCACGTTCGCCCGTTCTGCGTGTGACACCCTGAGGTGACTCGCCCCGAGCGTCCCGAGGCGTGGCGCAGACCACTGGTTTTCCTGCTCGTGGGTGAAGATGGTCCCACCCGACGACGCCAGCACTCCGCCGCAGAAGTCGTGGATGTGCTGCCCGAGCAGCATCCGAGTCTCGGCCATACACCAGCGGTCCGAGTCCTCGGAGTTGCGGAAGCGGTACAGCCCCCACACCCACCACCACGCGGCCCGCTGGTCCGGACCCTCTGCCGGATTGAACGGACGCCACGTGCTGTAGCCCACCAGCTGGTTACGCGGGAAGCTCCCCACGAACAAGGGCACCACCGCAGTAGCGAGCGGCTGATTGGTGAAAGTCACAGTCATTTCGATTCTCCAGTCATACGTATGACATTTCCGACGTTGTGGACTCGACTTCCCGACGCAGTTCAGCCGTGAGGCGCGCTCTCATATCTGCGAAGCGCCCGTGCTTGGACAGGTTCGGGTAATCGTGCTTGGCCCTACGCTTCGCCTGCCTGTGCCTGCGGACGTAGGGGTTGCGAGATTTGCGGCTCATGCCTGCGCTCTCCTCGGAGGGTAGAACTCCCCCATGATAAAGGCTGTTCCGGTGGCGGCAGCAAGCTCTAGCCCTTCCCTATCACCGATGGACGGGAAGCCGAGGTACGTGTCGTCACCCTTCGCCGGGGCAAGGATCTCCCCGGTAGCGACCCAATGCTCAATGATCTCTTGCTTGTTCATCCCCGCAGCACTCGCGTAACAATGTACACCGCTAGCAACGGGAAACCAAGCAGCGGCATGGTGAAGCACAGGACAATCGCCACGATGAGTGCCAGCAACGGCAACGCAAGGCAGGCAACTATCCATGACACCACGATGAGCAGCAGCATGGCTCCCAACATTTCGGCAATCATTTCTCTACCCTCCAAAAGTGTTTGAACCGAGCGGCTATATCGTCATACGTATGACACCTGCCGCTCGCAGGTAGCAATACGGGACATACCAGCAGAATCCACGTGCCGGGGTATGTCCAATCCCACGGCATGGCCCACAGTTCCGCCATCTCGTGCGCCCATACCGCGAGCGCAGTCAGGCACACAAGCAAGCGGTTCACGTTAGCCCCTATGCGGCTTGTAGTGGGTGTTGCGGGTCCAGAACTCGCCACTCAGCACGTCCACGGCTCCCACGGGCGACGTGTACGCGGTCGGATGGGCGTCGTGAGGGTGTCCGGGCGGAATGCGCGGGTCGTCGACCACGACCACGATAGCAGGCAGTCCGATCTGGATGCGATGAGGCAGGTCGTCCCGGTATAGGACGATGGGCTTTGCGTCTGTCA